AAGCCGATGAAACCTACGAACGACACACCGATGGCCGCTGCTGCCAATGTCAGAAAACGGCCGCGTATGCCCATGAACTCCAGCGGTTTCTGCAAGCCTTTGAAAACGGGATAACCCTCCTGATTCATCGTCATAATTCTGGATAGTATGTTGACAGATTGGATTACTTAAAGAAGAGCGGAAGAGCCTCAGAAAGAGCGATAAATGCAATACATCCGCCAATGGTCAGCATGATGGTTTTCTTGACATCCTGGTCGCCGTTCTGCATCTTGAAGTAGACGTTGAACGCCCCTACAAGCACAATAACGGCCGCAATCGCTTTCATCAAATTTGACACCGGAGTCTGGTAGGAACTCACTTCCTGTGTGGCTTTGGTAAAACCTGCGGCTCCCTTGCTGCCTGCCATCGCTTCACCGACCGATACCGTAAGGGCAAAGATGAACATGAGGCATTTCTGTACCGCACTGCAGGCCATGAGGCGGTTGACTGCTTTTTCAGAAGAACGCTGGATAGAGCGGAAGATGCTTTCGTATCCGCATACGAGTTGATTGAGTTGTTTCATTGTATATTTCTTTGATAATGGATTTCATCGCCAAAGGAACAGAGGTCGCCAAAGAAACAGAGGTCATTCAAGTATCAGAGGTCGCTAAAGGAACGGTAGACTTACGTCCGGTTGGTTCGGGCGCATTCACCCGGCATATCGCATACTTTCGCAGTGATAGATTATGGTGCCCAGGTCGCATTCACCAGTCTCGGCCAGCTGGTCGATGGCTTTGAAGATGTCATCCACCAGGATGCCGTCTGTCAGGATGGGTTCCCGATAGCTCGGTGAGAAGTTGGATCCGGCCGAAGTTCCAGTTTCCGACGGAACTGCTTCGGCATCCGCATGGGTAGTGTCTTCAATTTTATCTTCATCAGTAGCATCAGAAGCTGATGTGGCATCCGCATTATCCGGCTCAGCAGTTTGAGTCTGTGATACTGTTTCAGAGGAAGGATTCTCTGCCGGAACAGGAATATCTGATTGTTCGGTAGCTGTTGATGCTTCCGGATTGGAAACATCTTCACCACTTTCAGAAGAAGCATTCTCATTCGGTTGTTCATCAGATGTTGTCTGCTGTTTCTCAGTATTGGAATCATTTTCATTTCCGGCTTCTTCCTGCTTCTTTTCCTCTTCCTTCTTCTTATCGTCCCGGATCACCTGCTGGGGCTGGAAGGAACGGGCTTCATCCGTGATGTCTATTTCCTCTTCGGATTGATTCTCCTGCGCTGCTGCCTCGGCTGCCTTCAGATGCTGGATGTCCATGAATATCAGAAAGCCGTAATAGCCTATCAAGACCACAAAGAGGATAAAGATTACTTGTCCGTAGGTCATAGCTGTAGTTATAGGAGGTTTGACAATACAATGGTTTCCTCTGACGGATAAGGCAGGAAGCGGAAGCCCAGTTTGGCTCCTCTCAACTCTGATTCCTGAATCCGGTGAAGGTCATCCGTATAATAAAGGATACCGTATTCCTCTCCGGCAATGTAGCCTTTGGACTTGAGCCATGAACGGAGTCTTACCCGTGCCCGGTTGGACACAACCTTGATGCGGGTGATGGGACTCAGCCCGAAGATAACCCTGCGTCTTTCCCTCCGCATAATATCAGAATGGATTCGTGAAAGCACCTTAAAATCTTCCAACGCAGTACGCTTCAATCCCATTCTAACAGCAATGCGCCGGGCATATTCCCGTGAAATTCCCAATTCCTTGCCTATCTCAGCATAAGACCGGTGAGCAAAATGATTGCGTACATAATCTGCATGCTCCATCCAACGGCTTTTGACCGCTTTCTTAAGCCCCAAGCTGCGGGCCTTTTCTTTTACAGCACGTTCGCACATACCCAAAACCTCTGCGGTTCTCGGGGTTGTTTCTATGGGATAGAGCTGGATAAGAACCGCAATCTTCTGCTCTGTCCAATTAGTCCTTTTCTTTCTCATAATCTTTTTGATTGAAATTTGTAAACAATGATTTCTTTTCTCTGCGAAACGGCACAAGCTGTAAAAGGTAAATATCAAAGAATGTACGGACAATGGCATTGACCATATCCGAACGGCTGTGGTTATGGATGTTGCAGTCATCCAGCGAGTCTGCCAGATCCCGGTCCAGCCTGCATACCAGTCGTTCGCTTTTGACATTACTTTCATCGGAAATTTCCAAATTTTTCAGAAATCCTGTCCAATAATCTTCCACCTCCTTTGAGGGAGAAAGATGGATAGGTTCTCCGTCAGTTTCCGTTTTCTTCTCACTTGTACCATTCGTCCGATCCTGGAGGCCGGATGATTTTTCCAACATTTCGGGCAACTTGTGCGTCAGGATAATGTCAGAATCATTGATGCCTTGTGTCAAGTCACCAATTTCCGGAATGTCTTTTTTCATGCGCTATGTTATTTGATGGTTACTGATAAATTTAATCTCGTCATTCATATTCCGTTTTTTCCTTATCGGTTGTATCAGCAGACAGACCTCCTGCTTCGCGTTCTTCTTCATTTCCATCTTCATCCATGGCAATATGTGTAACACCTTCTTCCCGTTTTTTTTTCTTGCCTATTTTCGGATTAAGATTATCCGTCAGTTGTATTCCGGTAAGCTTTGCCTCCCTCATAGGAGTTACCTTGCCGAAAATGCTGAAATAGATTTTGTCGAAAACATTGCCAACATAACGAATCTGCATATCCAGTGCAGCCACTGTACTGAACCGCTCCATATCAGCCCGCCTCGGTATTTTTCCGGTTACATAACCGTAATTAGAAAAAGTTTCCCGTGTGTTGTCCCAAAGTATCAGTTCCGAACGCTTTCCCACCCGGTTGTCATTGAGGTTGGGAATGATGAAGAGTTGGGCATTCATACGGTCTCCAACTACCTGGCGAAGTCTGTCCAGAAAAAGCAGGAAACTGGCTGTGGAAGGAACGGTCACCAGGTCATAGTGGAAAGGAATAACGATGATATCTGAATTGACAAACATGGGGACCAGACCTTCCGCTTTCAAGCTTCCCGGTGAATCCATAAGCACCACATCAATCTCCGGATCATTATGCAGCTTTTCAATCAGGGAGGTCATGGCCGTCTTGTCATCCGGCTCATAAGCCCACACTTCGTAAGGCACCTGTTCCTCTCCATATTTTTTAAGGTCCGTCTTACGGCACTTCATAATCGAGTGCTGGAAATCACAGTCGATTATTACCAGACGGACACCCTTCGTCACCAAGTAATTGGCAAAGGTCACACAAAGAGTTGTCTTTCCGACTCCTCCTTTCTGGTTGGCAAAGGTTACTATGACAGGGGTCTGTATCATGTTGTTTTTCGCTTGAGTTAAATTTGCAAGCAAAAATATGTGCAGAGATATTGAAAACCTAAATGCACAACATCAATGTGCTTGAGATTGCAGAAACATGGGTAAATAAGTCGGATGAACCTGGGTTTTTCAATCTATATGCCCGAATTGGTTGCAGTAGGCAGTCCCATGAAAGTCTTTCAAAAAAATAGTGGTCCCCATTGGTTGTCCGGTTACGGATTATAGCCATAGCCTGTTTAACAAATATTCGTTTATCTGCATGATTAAAACAATGTTACTTTCCCGTAAGCAAGTGTTTCCTTCTTCCGCAAAGAACCAGAAGTTCCTTACATCTTTAATGAACGTCCATCATCCACATCATTGGAGTCGGTCTTATTTCCAACCTCCCATTCGCGGTTGGCGCTGTGACTGCCTTCTCCTTCTTTCCGGAGTTTGCCCAGTCCTTGATGAGACTTCCGCTGCAGACTCTTGACCGGATTGAGCGTCTTCTTGGACTTCTTGAACGGCACACCCTGGCGCTTCTGCTTTTTGGATTTCTTCTTCACCCGTTCCACATCGAAGTCTTCTTCATTCAGGTTGATGAGAATATGTTCCTTGAAGTTGATGGCATAGTAGGTATCATCGACCTGACGGATGATGAAGCCTTCCTGATACATGGCGCTGCGGGGGGACTTCACTTCGGGATCATTGAAGATTTCATGCATTCGGCCGACGGAATCGGCATACTTGGGAGGACGTTCCGTGGAGATGTCCACCAGGTCCGGCCGGTCCACCTTGAATACCTTGCACAGCATTTCCACTTCGGCTTCGTTCTGCGGACGGAACTTCTCGATGAAGCTGATGCGGTTGTTCCGGTCAATGGCCTTGGCCATGAAAGGCGGCAAGGGTCTGCTTTGGCCATCGTAGTAGATGACACCTTTCTTTATATAGGCACGCTGTTTCTTGAGTTTCTGGAAAATTTCTCCCTGAGTGATTTTGGGATTGAGGGTCAGTAGCCGGTCTATGAATGCTTCAATCCGGTCAAAGCGTTGTTCGGGAGTAGCAAAGTCCAGCAGTTCTTCTACGGCTAGAACCCGGGCACCATGGATGACGGTCTTGTTGGCATGGTCTATCAGCATATAGCCATAGGGTTTGTCTTTCTTGCCGAAGAAGACCACATCCACGCCGAAATTCTTCTTCATTTCCTTCTGCAGTTCTTCTTTGTTGGCACATACGTCCCTGTATTTTTTCAGATAGGCTCTCAGCTGTCGGTTGCGTGCCTTGTCCTGATAACCTTTCTTGAACAGGGCTTCAATCTCTGTAAGGAGGAGTTTCTTTTGGATTCGGCCGCCTTGCTTGACGAAGACGTTCCCGTCTTTCTGGAAGACTTCATAGCCCATGGTTCCCATCACGGCCTTGAACTGGGCAAAGGAGGAGAAGCTGTACTGCTTGGCAGCCTCGATGTCTTTCTCTGTCTTTTGTGTTCTGTCGGTTCCAAGTATCTTGTCAATGACCATCTGCGAGCGTCTGCGCTCATGGTCGTGCTGTATCTTGCGACCATCGGGTGACACTCTCGAAGTAACGATGTGCAGGTGTGTATTGTCTGTATCGTGATGGGCATAAATGAGCCAGGGTTGTCCGGGTTCGGCATACCCCATTTCCTGCAGATACCGGTGCGCGAAATCAAGCAACTGCTGTTCCGACATTTCATGGCCTTTGCAGGAAATGGCTACATGGAACTGCGGTTTCTGAATCCGGCTGTTCTGGGAACTGTAGAACTTGAGAAATTGCACCAGCTGTTTGGCGGTCGGATGTTCCGAGGCATCCAGTCCACCGAAGTTCTGCATCTCCAGCAGGGTAGCCACTCCTTTATAGACCTTGTGTTCGTTGTAACCGACTGCATGGAAGTCTGCGCTTCCGGGAAGTATGGTTGCTATCATGATTTATCTATTTGTTTGCTGATTCATAAAATTTGGGGTTGCGGACCAGACAGACTAAAATTCCCGGTCGCCTGTAAAACTGGATACAGGTTAGTCTATTCATCACACCCAAATACAAAATATCCGTTTACCTTTACTTAATCAGCCGTGTTCTGTTGTTCAAAGTTTCCAAGTCATCCTTTATCCTTTTCAAGATGTTCTGTACATCCTGAATCGAAGGGAGCAAGACTTCATTCACATAACCGGGTGACAGCAGTCCGGCAACCGCCAGTTCGTTGACCCGTCTGACCGACTGATTCAGGTTGCTGCCAGCCCAGGACAGTTCGTTCTGGAACTTTTGGTAAAATGCACACAAGTCCTGCATCATCTCAATCTGTTGTTTGACATCCACATGGGTAAATTCTTCAACAGCTTTGCGGATATAATTGCTCACGGACTGGTAGGGAACGGCTTTTTCCTTCAGATTCAACAGTTCATCGGAGGTAAGCCGTAACTGAAATACTTTGGTACGCTGGTTCTTCATATGCCTTGACTTTAGTTGTTCGGATTCCCGGACACCTATTTCGCGAAGCGAAACAGCGATGCACATCGCTCCGCTGCACGGCAGTCGGCAAGTTACCCTTGTGAGGACAAAACTTGTTTTGTAATGACAAGGGTACAACTTGCTTGGCTCCATATGCAACGCAGTTCGATGTCTTCCGGGATGATTTCAGACCCAAATTACCGCAAAATTTTGCGAAGCGCAAAAATGCACAACATCTTTCTGAGAGAAAATCTTCTGTTAAATTCACCTGTGTATCAAGCATTCTTGTGACTTGCATTCAAAGGTTTCCCAAGTTCCTGTTCATTGACTCCTTGTTCATCCATATCATGGTGAAATGTTCACAAAGCATGAAGTAAAAACCGACGGTTGTTCATGTAGCTATAGAAACAAGGTTTGAAGTTTAGCTGTCGGAGGCATGCCAGTTACATGGCTGCATCATTCTGCGCTTGTTTGCTTGGTGTTGCACAGTTTTCATAATGAGTGAAACAAGAGACAGAGGAACAACAAATCTGTAAACAGAAGAATGTGCAATCATATTGCCATGTGGCCATTAGCTGAAAGACAATAGGACATATAGCTATGGCATCAGTCTTTATTCAACCTATGTTTATATTTGCTTGTCATCAAAATAGCCATGACAACACAAGGAAAAGAGCATTCAGCAATGAAAATCTGTAAACATGCGTTCTGTGATAAAAGGGAAAAAAGAACAATGGTACTGGCAATTATGGAACTGAACCCGGAGGGATAAAAAGAATAAGGTGTAATCGTATTGTAGAACCTACACATTCTGGACATTCAAAACTTCGGGCATATCAACATGATGTTCAAAGTTGCAGAGTGACAATGTTTGACAAGCACCGAGTTCATGGTCATAAAATGCAGAAAATGAGGTTGAAAAAACATGTATTGACACGAATAAAATACAGATGATTCCTTGCGTATCTCATTGATTTTTAGTATATTTGGTAATAACAATCTACCTCGGCAGAGATTTTTTATAACTAAAAACAGATGACCATGTTTGAACTGTTACTCCTTATATATATGTTGCCGGTCTGCATTCTTATCGGTTTGCTGATACGGTTTGCACTTTGGCTTATTCGCGTAATGCTGCGGTTGGCATTATGGCTGGTAAAGAAAACTTTCGTCTTGATATGGAAGCTGGTGACGCTTGCGTTTGTGCTGGTTATTTCCGGCAATCTGTTCCGGCAGCATTCGGACGGATAAAAGTGGCATGAGGAAAGGTACAATATGGAAAAAGCCGTATCTTCCTGTTGGAATGATACGGCTTGGTAAAGGTGTAACGGGTCTTTTCCCTCGAAGTAAGGATTGAACTGAAGCAAGTCGGTTAATTGATGAAACAGTTTTTGAAGCCATCAAACTTGTCGGCGACTTGCATCATATCCTGCTCAATTTTCTTGTTGGTGATACGCGCATAGATTTGTGTTGTTTTAATGTTGGTATGTCCCAGCATCTTTGAAACGGACTCAATGGGAACACCCTTGCTGAGCAACATCGTTGCAAACGTATGACGTGCAAGGTGGTAGCTGAGACGTTTCTTGATTCCACAAAGGTCAGCAATCTCTTTGAGATAAGCATTGATCTTTTGATTTGACAGGACTGGAAGCAGCCTGTTGTCTTTAGTCTTTCCTTTATACTTGTCAAGAATCATTTGAGGTATCTCCAACAAAGGGATATTACTCTGCACATTGGTCTTCTGACGGTTGATGATAATCCACGGACGGTTATCAAGGGTGATGATATTTTCCTGCGTCAGGTGAGCCACGTCGATGTAGGCAAGCCCACAGAAACAGGAAAAGATAAAAACGTCCCTTACCATTTCAAGCCGAGGAATCTCAAAATCTTTCTGCATGATGCGCTGTATTTCTTCATCCGTAAGAAAACCCCGATCCACCGGTTCCAGGTGAAAGTGGTGGTTCAAGAAAGGGTCGTGCGTCATCACGCCGCACTTCTGGGCAAAGATGACTACGGTCTTGAAGAATTTGAGCGTCTTGGTAGCCGAATTTGACTTCAGGGAAACCACTGTCTTCAGGTATATTTCAAAATCATGGATAATCAGATGCGTCAGTTCACCCGGCATGAGATCCTTTCTGCCGTATTTGGCATGGAGGAAATTCACAAAATGGCTTCGGGCAGCCGAATATTTGTGATACAAGGCTATGCTTTTTCCTGCACCAACCTGAGCCTTGATGTCCTCCAGATACTTGTCATAGAACTCCACAAACGTAGTCTTGACCTTATTCTTGCCCAAAAAGATACTCTTGATTTTGTCAAGGGTCAGGTCTTCGTCAAATTCATGCTTCTTGAAAATCATCTGCAGCGAATTTGAGATGTTGTCCAACTGGGCATTCAGATTCAAGGATTCGCTTCCACGCCCCTTTACCCGGTTGGTGGAATTGTTCCATAGCTTCTTGTCAATGTAGATACCGGAAGAACCGACATTCAGCATTTCACCATTCAGGAAAATCCGGATCATCAAGGGAGACTTTCCCTGCTTGTTTTCGTAGTTTGAACGTACATAGTACGACACTTTAAAAATCATTCTCATAACGACTCAATTTTAATGTAGCACCATGGCTACAAAGTTCTACATAATCAGTTATGAATCAATGATTTTATAGGCTTCAAAATGGGCTTCATTTTTCGGTCACTGCTACATTTTTTTGAGGGGTCTTCAAAGTGTAGCAGTAAATGTAGCAAATAATGACCGAACTTTGAAGGCTAAACCCTACATTCAGGCCTTCACCTTGTTGGGGCGCAAAAATAAAAAAAGCACCGTAATCAGCTGATATACGGTGCTTTGAATGACTTTTTGAAGGCTTTTGTGAAGTCCTTCGTTTTTGTTTCAGCGGAGAAAGAAGTCCAGGAACTGATGGAGGCATCTGCACTGGTAATAATAGATTTTGATAAGGCGATAGAGAACGGTTATTCTCGGTTCAAGGAGGATATTTATGAAATAATGCTGGAGGACACTGAAGATGAGGAGTGATTTTGTAGCGTTCATACTGACGCATGGCCGTGCCGATTCCGTCATCACAGATAAGACATTGCGGAAGTGTGGCTATACGGGACCAATTGTTTATGTGATAGACAATGAAGATAAGGCGGCCGCAGATTATTACGCGAAATATAAAAACGTTGTAATGTTCGATAAACCGAAGATTGCAAAGACTTTTGATGAAGCGGATAATTTTGATGATCGCAGAGCTATTGTTTATGCGCGCAATGCTTGCTTTCAGATAGCAAGGAAACTTGGTTACAAATACTTCATAGAACTGGATGATGATTACGATGTTTTTTCTTTTACTTACGGCAGAGATGGTACAGTCAAACAGAGGGCAATAAAGCAATTGGACGTGGTATTTGAAGCTATGCTACGTTTTTATGAAAGTATTCCGGCTCTCACTTTGGCTATGGCTCAGAGAGGCGATTTTGTAGGGGGAAAGGAAAACGATATTTTGAAAGGCGAGAAGATGAAACGGAAAGCGATGAATTCTTTCATCTGTTCCGTAGATAGACCGTTTAAATTCGTTGGTCGCATTAATGAAGATGTGAACACCTATACCACGCTTGGTAGCAGGGGATGTCTACTTCTGCAGGTTCCACAAGTGGCGCTAAACCAGAAGCAGACGCAGAAGAATAAAGGAGGTATGACGGATATATACATGAGTCAAGGGACATATGTCAAGAGTTTTTATACGGTTATGATGATGCCAACCTCTGTGAAGGTGGGCGTGATGGGCCATAGCGAGGAAACGAAAAGATTGCACCACGTGATTAATTGGAATAACACTGTTCCTAAGATATTGGACGAACGATTCAAGAAGAAATAAGATGGCGGCACCAACTGGAAATAAATTTTGGATGTTAAGAAGTAAGCATGGAAGGGATAAGCTCTTTTCTACGCCGGAACTCTTGTGGGAGGCAGCATGTGAGTATTTCCAATGGTGCGATGAAAACCCATGGTTATCTAAAAAGGCCATTCAAAAGACAGTTCCGGTAAGAAGGAAGAAAGGGAAGAAAGTGGAGACAGTCAATGAGCAACAAGTACAACAAGAGGTTTCCCCAACTTCCCGTCCGTATTCCCTAACCGGTTTCTGTATTTATGTAGGTGCTTCTTCCAAGTGGTGGAGCACTTTTCGTTCCGAATGTAGAAATAAGAATGATGAAGATTTTTTGGAGGTCATCGCACGCGTGGAGGAAACCATCGAAACGCAGCAGTTTGAGGGAGCGTGCGTTGGAGCTTTCAATGCGAATATCATTGCCCGAAAGTTAGGGCTTGCTGACAAGCAGGAGGTGGACCATACGAATGCAGGAAAAGAGTTCAAAGGATTTAATTTTCTACCATATACAGAAGATGCGGAGAAAGTCAAGTAATGGGATATAAGGTCAATATAAAGCAGAGGTTAGCCTATAACTACCTTCGTGACGATGTTACGAAGTTTCTGTGTTATGGTGGCGCTGGTGGAGGTGGAAAGTCATGGCTTGGGTGTGAATGGCTTATGCAATGTGCTTACTATCTCCCGGGCACTCGATGGTTCGCTGGCCGAAATAATTTGAAAGATAGCCGTGAGTCTATCTCTGTCACTTTCGACAAGGTGGCAAAGTGGCATCGATTCACTGATTACAAGCAGACCAATGACGGTATACTTTTGGGGAATGGGTCGGAAATCATCTTTCTTGACTTGACATATTATCCCGTCAAAGACCCGATGTATGAGCGATTGGGCTCTAAGGAGTTTACTGGAGGGTGGATTGAAGAAGCCGGGCAGGTTCACTACCTCGCATTTGAGGTTTTGAAGACGCGTATAGGACGGCACTTGAATGATGTGTATGGAATATCCGGAAAGATACTTATCACTTGCAATCCGAAGAAGAACTGGCTTTATCGTGAGTTCTATAAACCGTGGAAAGAAGGCAGGCTGGAAGCCCCATACGCTTTTATTCAAGCATTGGTGCAGGATAATCCCTACGCTACCGAGGACTACATAGATACGCTCCGTAATACCAGGGACAAAGTGACAAAGGAGCGCTTGTACTATGGTAATTGGGAGTATGACAACGACCCGACAGCACTCTGTGATTATGATGCTATTTGTGACCTATTCGCAAATGAGCACGTAAAACCGATAGGATTATCGACGGGAGCAGCTGACCTTGCCGTGAAAGGACGTGACCGCTTTGTCGGAGGGCACTGGGTAGGCAATGTGTGTTATATCCGGTTAGACCAGGAATATAGCACGGGTAAATCTATTGAGACGGACCTTAAAAACATGATGATACAGTGGAAGATTCCACGTAGCATGATGGTCGTTGATAGTGATGGACTTGGAAGCTACCTTGAAAGTTATTTGAATGGCATCAAAGAATTTCATGGTGGTAACCGACCTATTAATCCAGAGTACGACAATCTGAAGTCTGAATGTGCATTTAAGCTTGCAGAGCTAATAAATAATCGGCAGATAAGAATTATATGTACGGAAGCGCAAAGAGAGCGCATAATGGAAGAATTGTCCGTCTTGAAGCAAGACCATATAGATGCCGATACCCGGAAGAAAGGGATAATCAGCAAGGAGAATATGAAAGATATACTCGGACATTCTCCGGATTACCTCGACATGTTGATAATGGCAATGCTTTTCCGTATAAAACCGATACCTAAAAGACCAAAAGCAAAATTAGGACAGATATGACAGTAAAAGAGTTTTTGATATTGAGTAACGTGGCGAGCAATGCTGCTGAACTGTTGGATCAGATAGGGAAGTTGCCTAAACCGGACTTTGTCGCAGGTGTAAGAGTTCCGGAGACTCTGAATGACCTCACTATAGGTCAGCTGATGGAACTGCAATCCATACGCAATGGAATAGATTGTATAATGGTTCCATGCCGTGTTGTCCTTGGTTTGTCTATTGATAAGATAGAGAAGTGTGGGGTAGCGGATATTTTGGGATTCTCCACATGGGTAACCAGGGAGGTTGAACGTATTACCAAGCTTTTTGAAACTACGAGCGTAGTACCGACTCCGGAAGAAAGACGTGCCGGAGTGGATAAGCTTTCGTTCGGGTTGTTTGGCTTGGTGGATTACTATGCTACCCGTATGGGGATAACTGACCATGAGCAGGTAGAGAGTGTTCCATGGGTAAGAGTGTACAAGTGTCTTGATATGGACGCGGAGAAAATACGTTATGAACGTCGATTACGAGAAATATATCAGAATAAGCAATGAATATAAGTGTAGAAAGGAAAATCGCTTCTATCGCAGAGAAGCTGGAAGGAGTTACCTATTTATTTGATAACTGGGTGACCGCCAACGTTCGGCTGGATAAGATGCCATTGCCGGCCATTATAAATCTGCTTCCTGCATCTGGGAAGTTCGTCATATCAAGGACTCAGTTAAGAGATTGCCCAAATTGCATGATTGCTTTTGTAGACAAGACGGCGTTTGATTTTGACGGGGTGGAGAATGATGAGGTTATTGAGAGGTGCAAAGGGTATGCAGTTCAATTTATCCGTGAGTTGAATAGGAGCGGGCTGTTTGAGTGGGTAAGCGATGAAGTCCCTTATTCCGTTTTCTATGATAAGCTGGATGTAAATGTTACTGGAATAGTAATAGAATTGAAACTGAAAGAGGTTCAAGGAGTACCCATGTGTTAGTTATGGAAGACAGAAGAAAGGACGTTAAAGATATACTGAACGAGGAGTTGGATAAACTTCGGCAGCGTATCATTGAGAATCATATACAAGCTGGACAGCGTGCAAGCGGAAGAACCATCAAGAGCCTGCATGTCGTAGTAGATGATAATCATGGTGTTTTATTCGGTAGACAGGCTTTTGGAGTTCTGGAAACAGGACGCGGACCGGGAAAAATCCCAAAAGGTTTTTGGCAAATAATTCAGCAATGGGTGGTGGATAAGAGGATTCAAGTAGAAAAACCTAAATCGTTTGCTTATCTCGTAGCTCGTAAGATTGCAAATGAGGGTACTAGGCTTTATCACTCTGGAACGCATGAGGATATATATTCAACGAGTGTTACACAAGCGATACGGGATATTATGGACCGTGTGTTTGGTGTTTTTCTGAACGATGTACAACATATAAATTTGCATAGTAATGAGGACGCATAAGATAGGAAATACTACAATCGAGTATCCGGATGAAATATCTTTCTGTTTCAATCCGGTAGTGATAAATATTAGTGGATATACTTGGGCATGGGTGGAAGTAACGATAACCGACGTACTTACCGGAAAGGAATATAAGGAAAAACGTGCATTATTTAAAACCGCATGTTTCTTTGATCTGTCTTTCTATATGCAATCGGCTTTTGATGCAACGGAGTTTGGCAAGATTGACTATCAATCCTCTATTCCACAAGATAGTCAGCTTGGGCGTCTGTTCTCTGTTGAAGTGGATATGTATACGTCTGATAGCACTATCGGAGAAAGTTTCCAGTTTAATACTTTTATTATTTGGGGCGCAATGAAAGTCGGCGAAAGATATAATGGTGACCGTATTCTAACATGGTTTAGGAACTTACCATTTACGGTCGGTATGTACACTGCGGGGGCCGGTACTGTTAGTGTGACTGCTGACGGTCAAGTTTTGCCGTCCATCATATTGTCTGACCGCAAAGTGTATAATCTTACTTTGCAGGGTATTGATGCGAATAGGGATGTTGTTTTGAATCTCCCTGGAACTAGTACGAGAGCAAGTGTATTCGATAATACCTTTGACTTTACTTTTCACGCATTGACGAATGTGGCCGCAAATGTGAGGCTTTTAGTTGATGAATGCACGGATGGAATTTATTTACGTTGGATAAATCGTCATGGCTTTTATTGCTATTGGTTGTTTAAACGTGGTGATGAGAGCAAACAAATTGCCAATGATGGTGAATTCATTCGTAATAATATGCAAGACTATAACTATGTTAATGGCTATCATGGAGGTTCAGGACGTAAGCAGAGAAAAACAGAAGAGAATACATTGTTGGTGTGTGCTCCTTTAGTGGACTCTGAAACGTTTGACTTCTTGTTTCAACTCGCGTTGTCACCCGTTGTTGATATGTATGCAGGTAAAAATGTGAATGGAGTTGATAGCTGGAAGGCGGTGAATGTATCTGTTGGTAATTTCAATAAGACAAGAGCTGTATTACAGGATTTCGTAGCAACAATCATATTACCAGAAACAAGAGTACAAAGCTTATGAGAAACGATATGCTATTCATTGGTGATAAACTGATGGATTTGGATGATGATACCAAAGTAACGCTCAATTTCAAAAGTAATATATTTACGGATTTGAGTAAGATTATAAGTAATAATTCTTATACTATCAAACTTCCGAATACTATACGTAATCAGTGTGCAATCATGCATGCTGATTTACCTTCATGCGACATCGTTTATCCTAGAATTAAACTGAATGCTCGTTATTTTCGTAACGGGATAGAGATACTCAATAACGCAACTGCGGTCTTATTGTCTACATCGGATGTTTTTGAATTTGCTCTTTCATGGGGTAATGTCTCTAGATTTGCAAATATTATAAGTGGAAATAAAACGCTACGTGATTTGAAGGATAGACACAATTATGAGGTCATTGCTGATGATGATTTTCCAGATTATCATGTATTTTGGAAAGTAGGTTCTTTTGAAGGGGATGCTTCCGGTAATTTTTTTATTCCTAAAGTAGACTATGGTATACGGCGGGAAGATACAACAGGGTGGTATCATCCGGGGTGTAAGG